GGGGAATCTAAACAGGAGAGAGATTCCCAACAAACTTCAGATCAAAGTGCTGGTCTGTCGCCTCTGGAAGTAATGGAAAAAGTTAGAAGAGGTTTACGTGGGATAAAAGTCAATGTTCGAGCAAGCAGTGTTAATCCGAACAAGACTCTCGTCGATGCTATCAGAGAAGAAAAAGTTCCTTTTTCACTCTACAAGCCTTCGAAAAAGTCTAACGTTAAAGTGTTGATTCGAGGTGGAGGTGACTCTCCTCCTGAGAGCCGTCCTGCTGCACCCACACCGCCTGCGCGAGTGTCCAGCGAAACGACAAAACCCCTCGGAAAAAACCACAACAAAAACCAAAAACAAAAAGCCAAACAGAAAGAGAAAAAGAGCACCGGTGATAGTTCACAATCACCAGCTACCGCAAGTCCTTCCAATCCTGATCCTGTCGCCACAGAGTCAGAATCTACGAAGGACAACGCTATTACTTCCGCGAATTTCGCACATATCATTAGAGACTTTGTTTGTAAAACTAAAGTCGACGGAATTAGACTTCATACAACAGATAATTTGAATGAGCCCGAGTACATGAAAGCAATCGTTTCGGTTGAGTGTCGCGGGTCTCCATTCTGTGGATATGTTGCTATAGATAACATGTTAGGATTAGTTCCTGATGTTAATCGTTACGTTCAAATGTGTGTAGACAAGAGAATACTTGATCCGTATGACATTGGAGAACCCCTTCAACTGCAAGAATACTGCTACAAGAAAAACGTTAATTTGTTGATCGTTAAAGAGAAAGATGAATATGATAGACTTGAAGAAGACGACCGTCTTAACCAAGGCTCTCTATTCGCTCCTTCTTTTAGAAGCGTTGAGACAATGCAGAAAAGTTTTGGTAGTTTGAATTCGAGATTCGTTGGTTTGCATAAAACCGAAGAAGCAGATTCATCGAAGTGGGTCGTCCTAGTTCATCAGGGACCACTTAATCATGGGCATTATAGACCAATGATTGGAGCTGAGACGGTGGAGTGCATCCCACTTCCTCAGGTCCACGTTGACTATCCCATACCCTTGTTTTATGCCTATGGCACTACATACGAGCAAGTTCGTAACGAACTTCAAACCAATCCAGGAGACTTTCGTTCTCCTCAAGTTAGACGAGAGAAGACTGAAATAAAGGACACATACTCGGTTGTTTGTAGAACTAAATGGTTCTCTTATAATCCAGTATTTTTGTTCTTATTAATGTTTTCTGTTTGTTATAACGTGCATATCTATTTTGCAATAAGTGACCACATCAAAATGTTGGATAACTTAGCTAATGAGAACATTGATGAAGTGTTCTGGTTTGCATTTAGCATTTGGTTGACAGTTCAATCAGTCATCATAATGCTCCCAGCCAGAAACAACTATATGATCCCATTGCAAGTAGCCTTCTCCGTTTTACTTTATGTCGTTTTTAATCACATAACTTCTAAACACAAAACCTTCTGTGTCGAAAAACCACTTGATTGTATCAACTGGAATGTTAAATTTTTCAACAGATTGGGAATAATCATCGATTTGTTCCTTCCACCAGAATTTAAAGGAAAAACCCGGATCCCAAGGACTTATAAACTTGTGGAGCCGTCTGGCTTGGAACTTCGATGTTTTATAATCAATTGTGTTTCAGTTTTATGTTTTTATGCAATTTCTTTTTTTATTGTGGGCGTTTCACGGTTGTTTGATCGTCAGCACTCCTTTTTGCCTTTTACTCATTTCAAATATGGCATTGGTCGATTCACTGTCTCTAATACTTTAGCTAGTATGATTGATAGTCAGTTGCAAACCACACCATTAGAATTGATTGACTGGTCCTTCCTTAATCGAGCCAAATTTGTTGGCGTAGCTACCACTTTACATGATGGAATTCTTATGAATACCAAAACGTACATGTTGGCAGTACACGATAGCCGTCAGAAGCTGGGAGGGATCATCTCTCGTGTAAGAGGGAATGCAGGTATGATAGCGTTCAACACCAATTCCTCATCCGCGTATATATCTCCAAACAAGTTGAACATTATTGCAGAAAATCAGTCCATCGGGTCAGTCCATGGCACTGGAAATTTTGTAATTAGCGTGAAACCCGAGAGAGATCCGGTTAAAACCAACATTCCGTTGGCTGTTGCTCCAATAGGTTCGCCTATAACGAGTTGCGGTCCGATGGGACCTGGGCTTTTGCCCGTCACTGACCAAATTGGCGTCTTGGCCGCATTTTGCGGTAGATCTATGGTTAGAGAACAATTAGATGATATGAGTGTCGTCAATGAGTTTGTTAATTTCTCAAAAGGATTTTTGCAAAAGTACATAGACGGAACTGATTGTGTGGGACTCTTTGATGAGAATCCAATCACGCATTTCAGGAATCATTATCATGGTAAGAGATCTCAATCATGGATCGAAGGACAAGTTAAGCAGTATGCTTTCTATGAAAGTGGATTTGCTGACGTGTCCTTCGATAGACACTCCTGCTTTGTTAAGCTCGAAAACTCAGCCAAAGAAGTCGATGGACGGTACACTCTAAAACCTAGGTTAATCATGACAATGAGCCCGGTAATGCTTTTTCGCGTTTGCCGTATACTCAAAGTTGTAGATCGTTGGAATGCTGGGCCTTTCTCTCGTTTTCAGATCAAAGACCTCACACCTCGTGAAATGATAGACAAAATCATGGATTTTACTGACAGACCTCATTCAGTCACAGATTATTCAAGCTTTGAAAGTAGCATTATGGGCTATATCAGAGAGATTGAGAATTTCGTGATAGAAAGCCTTTTAGATAAAGCTGGTATGTCGGAAACAAAAAGAGATTTTGTCGAATACGTTCACGGGCCCAGAGAGCTTTCTTCTCATGGCGTTAGAATGTCAATTGATTCTCGTTGTAGTGGAGATCCCCATACTTCGTGTGGAAACGGAATCATCAATGTCTGTATAGCAGCTTTTTGTGCCTCAAAACAAGGAGTGGATTTGGATTCAGACTTTATTTTAGCCGAAGGAGATGATGGTCAGACGCCAATGGGTTTGCTCGATTCCGAGCTTATCCAACGGATCGGTTTCGATTATTCTTCTGAGGTTTCTGGTTTGTATTGTGGTGACACAGATTTTTTACGACGTAGATGGGCGAATGGGAAATGTTTTCTCAACGTCGGCCGTTCGATGTCAGTGTTCTGGGTCAAAAACAAATCAAATCTAAAACCGTCTAAACAAAAGTTTATTTTGCGATGCATGGGTTGTTCCCTTCATCACATGAGTCCTGGACATCCTATTCTTTGTGCGATCGTCAATCGCATCGGTAGAGAAACTGCGGGAGCCAAGAAGTTCGAGAATTGGTTCCTTCACATTGACATGTACAAATGGACACACTTTGATACGGATAGATATCCTGATTTTGTTATCCCGGATGAATCGATGCGTTCTCTCATTGCTGAGGGAGCCATCGGTTTTCCACCTATTTCGGTAGAGGACCAAGTCAGGCTTGAAACCATTTTTCAAACGTCTGAAAATTTGTTCATCGGAAATTTGTTAGACAATTATGATGAAGTGTTGTGTTACGTTGACTCTTTAGTTCAAAACAGTAGTCAAAGAGAGATCTTTTCTGAATCAATCCTTGAGCTTTTGAGAATCGTTACGTAGGTAGTTAGTTAGTTAGTAAGAAATCATATCATAATATTTATTTATTCATAATATATTCATAACTAGTGAATAGGCGGGGGAAATCGCCTTTTCATTGTGTGGC